ACCTCGACGATCTTGGGTGTACTAGTCGAGGTACTTACTAGGTTGTCCTCTGTGATCTGCGAGTCAGCGCAGAGCACGGCGTAATAGTCCGTTTGTATAGCTGAGATCGTAGTCATACTAAAATCATACTAGAGATCGGCGTGTCTTACCAGAGACACGCTACTGGTTTGGCTACAATATGAGCCGTGAGGCGAATTAAACAGTCAGAGCAGCCCTTTGGGGGCTGCGATAGTGACAGTACAGTAACCCTGCGGTTCCGTCTACCAAGGCTGCCCAAAATCCTACGTCGTAAACAGATTACAGACACCCTACCAAAACCTTTTGGAGCCGATCTCAGGGCTTTAGGACCTGTCCACGTTTGTCCCTGTGGCTCACAAGTCTTTAACATTATGGCTTCATTTGAAGACCACGAATTAGTCTGGTATTTCCTTGACGGAACCTGTGTTAGCTGTGGTAATCTAGTAACAATTCCGTGTCCCGTTGACGCAGAATAGGGATCCAATATCCCGTCTCAAGTGCTGATCCTGGGTACGATGTTAAACTGCCCAACTTTTTGACATAAAAAAAGAAGCCCCCCACCCGTGAGGGTGGAGGGCCTTTTGCCTCGCGTTGCTATGGGTTACTTAGACCCACGACCAAACTCTGCGGCTTTTGGATCTAATGCTTTTAGCAGTGGACCTGCTATAGCAGCAAGACCTGCCATTGCTAGTGCCTTTGGATCTGTCACTCCGGCAAGGAATAGTGCTATTACAGATGCAATTCCCGCACGCATATACGTAGCGAACATTGCTTGTAGTTTCTTATCCATTAGTTCTCCTTCTGAGATGGGACGTCTTTCTTCTTAGGTAAAGGTTTAGGTACCTTAGCCTTTACCTTAGAAATCACCTTTGGCTTCCCTAACCAGGGGAACCAAGGTGAAGTATCGTGACCGTACTTATCGTTAATAGAAATATGTAGATGCTTATTGTGTTTATTGGAACCGTCGTAGTCACGGTCTCCTTCATTCATACGATCTCTTGACCAGATCTTGCCTTGGAAGATCAAGTACTTAACACGCTTGTCACCCTTTAGGTATTGGAATATCTTCTTACAATCAATACCGCCAAGGGCATCGTGGGTTAGATCTACTGCGTATCCAGTATTGTGATCGCTGTTAGGGCTGGCAGATATGTGTGCTTTGCTAGGTAGCAGTCCGTCGCTAGCTTTCTTCCGCTTCGGACAGTGTGCTGTTGCTTGTCGCAGGACAGCAATAGCGGCAGGTGTGGCTCGTTTGGCAATCATCGCAGACATCATTACTCATTTCTTTTGTATCATCATCTGGTAAAGGATCTCAACTTTTTCTTCCAGTCTTATGACGGAGTCTTTGAGGCTTGATCCAGAATTGGGTTTAAGTTCTGTTAGGTAATGCTTAACTAGCCAGCGCACAACGCCAACAAAGCCACCAATAATTGTACATACTGCTAACGCTACTGTCGCATAGTCTTGTGCCTGCATCACACGCTCCGGATAGTTACTAGAAGCAAGCCACCGAAACCGGAGAACCGCTTATCTGTTGGGGTTTTGTTGATGAAGTCCATCTCCTCGATGAGTCCAATATAAGATTCACCAGTTCTGAAGTCTTCAACTCTGATGGTATCGCCAGCATTTTCTACTGTTTCTAACTGTGACATACGAACATAGGCAGAGCCTTCATATCCAACTTCGTTGTTGAACTTATCCATCTCGTGGTCATAACACATTATTGGGTACTGAATTAAACGCTGACGTGGGATAGCTGGTAGCGCCTTGATCTGGTAGCCAGTAAACAATGGCCCTTTAGTAGAATCCAAACTAGAGCGATACATAGTAAATCTAAATCCAAGGTACTGCTGCGCACCTACTGGGTAGTTAACGTTTACTTCAGGGACTACATCGCCTTGACTAAATGTACCAATGTTGTAGACAGTTCCATCTGAAGTAATAGAATCCATACCAAAGGCACCATTGCTGGTGTCAATGCGTGGTTGGATTAACTTAAAGATCTTATTCTCAAGTGTGTTGTAACGGATGAAACCGGTACGCATAAAGCCACTGGCTAGTAATGTTGTTGCTGACTCAACATAGATCTTGCCATCTGAGCCATTGCCAGAATTACAAAACGCTAGGCGGTTAGTATCTCCCATAAAGGCAGAAGCAGTTGTGCGATTGCCTAGCGTGTCAGCGGGATCATATAGATCCCAAGCATAGGCAAAGACCAATGGGGCAATCTCAGTGCCAAGGTTGATACGAGTAACACCTACTTGGCCATCAACGCCAGTTGCTGCCCAAATGTATTTATCACGGAAGGCAAAGTCATAGACAGGCTGTGTGGTCTCAAATAGCAATGGGCCATAGGCAATAGATCCATCTTGATCTGATACCTGTGCTACGCGCATACCAAGGTTTGTGCCGATAGACATATAGCCTAAGTAATAGGAAATCTTAAAGGTGGTTTCACCTACTGGTAGTTCAGCTGCGGTAATTGCTTGAGCCAAGGTAGGCATAGCACCGGTGGTGGTATCGAGTGTGAATTTATAGATATTAGATTGGATACCGCTGTAACCTGATACATAGATAGCAGTACCAGATGAAGTAATGCTAGTAAAGATATGGTCTTGATCTCTATGTGTATAAACCGCTGTAGGCATACTTGCTTGGTTGCTAGGAAATTCATAGATCTTATCGTTAACGCACATAATGATACGTTCTTTGGTGTATTCCATTACTGCATTAACTATGGTTATACCGTTATCACTAAACATCAATGTAGGTGATACAGAACTATCAGCAGTTAGTATCTTCTTATACACTCTTAATCTTGGAGTTCCGGTATGGACTAGGTTAGTAACGTAATAAGCGTAAACTCCATCATCACAGATTGCGTAGATTGGATAGTCAGTTCCAGCTGTGCCATTGATAAATGAAGTTACAGTGCCATCTGCTGCAATCTTAGCAACGTCATACTCATCGGCTAGTAGTACTCCCTGAGTGCCACTCCAAGTAATTGAACGCATAAATTGCGCAGGACGCTTGTTGGCTTGGATAGCACCAGTAGTTAAGTGAGTAGTAGCGCAAGACTTTAATAGTGTTGCTTGTCCCTTAGTCCATACATCTAAACCTTTAGAGTTTGTATATTGAAAGCGTAGCGATTCATCCTGAGCTGGCTCAAAGAACTTGATGCCTTGGCCATTGTGAAATGAAGACTGAGAACGTAGCCACCAACCAGTAAGCGTCTGCTCGCCTGGTTCACGGCTCTGGTCAATCTGTTGCTTACGGTACTGCGCCGTTACACGGCGGTAAGGTGAGTCATCTAATGGGCTAATGAAGAACGGCAGACCGGCGATAGCAATATCGTAGGCTTCACCAGTAGCTGTAAAATTAGTTGATCCCGCAGGATTGGAAAGCACATACGGTATGCCCTCGGTAATGTCATCGCCATAGGCCATTGTTTACTCCTTACGGTTTAGTGAATGTTAAAGAACGTGAGCCGCCAAAACCATCTACTGATCTAACATCTATAGTTACGCTATAAGAATTACCAGATACAAGATTGATTAAGTTACCTGGCCAGCTAGAAGTAAACGCTCCATAGTTATATGGAGGTGGATAGGTTGACGAATCTCCCGTGTATAAATAAACATCTATATTGGTACCAGTCCAACTTAAAGTTCCGGTAGTTGATCCAGTATTTGTAAATGTAAGGCTAGTAATTGTGGCAACGATTGGTACATAAGGTGTTACCGAGTTGCTAGCACCAGATGCTGCCGAAGTTCCATTAGCGTTAGTTGCTGTGATGGTAAAGCTATACGCTTGATTAGCAGCATACGAACCAGTAACTGCCACAGGTGATGAACCAGCGCTATAGCTAAGAGAAATAGATGGGCTTGAAGTAATGGTTCTTGATGTAATTGCTGAACCACCATTAGCGTTATCAGTATAAGGAACTGAAACTACAGTTCTACTTGATACGCTTACAGCACCCATAGTAGGTGCCTGTGGCACCGTAGTTGCGGTAATAGAATTAGATGCACTAGATGGACTTGAGTTGCCTCCAGCCCCATTTGCTACCACCGTAAAGGTGTAGGCAGTGCCAGACTGTAACCCAGTAACTGTAATAGGTGAAGACGCAGCATTAGTTGTGTATCCACCAGGAGATGAAGTTACTGTGTATGAAGTAGCAGTTGGACCGCTTGCTGCTGGTGTGAAGGTTACGCTAGCTGCGCCATTGTTATACGGTCTACCAGATGGAGTATTGGTAGCAGTTCCGATAGTCGGCGCATTAGGAACTAGGTTGCCTGACTTAGCAGAATCTAAAATTCCTAGTATTGGCATTAGGCAATATCACCCATTACATACCAGAGATCGGTTGCTGCTTTAACCAAAGTTAGCGCTGAGTAACGAGCACGAGTCTTAGGAGCAGCAGCAGTGGTACCAGTTGATAGCACTGTAGTTGTGCCTGGTGTTGCTGCCGATACTGTTACTTGTCCTGTTCCGATTTGGATTATGTTGATCTGGGTTCCGATAGCAAAGGCAGTTGTTGCGTTAGTTGGAATCGAGTAAGTCTGCGCTGATGAGTTATTCGCGGTAATCAAGTTAGCCGCATCTGCTGCCAAGACTGTGTATGTGGTACCAGTCTGAGCGTTAACGCCTAACGTAATTACTGGCGCAGTAAGAGTCTTATTGGTAAGTGTTTGAGTACCAGTAAGCGTTACATCACCACCGGCGCTAGCAACTGGCCCCCACTTAACTCCGTTAGTTTGAGCCGAATCTGCTATGAGCACATAATCATTAACGCCTACTGCTTGACGGGCAACTACACCGCTTGCTGTACCTACAATCAAGTCACCCTTGGCGGTAACTGTTGACTTAGGTACTGCGGCATCAGCTGTTGCTGTACCTGTAGTAAAGAAGGTTGCGTCATCTCCAGTAAAGACGTGCTTGACTGTGGCGCCAGCAGTGTGAGAGATAGCAGAAGTGCCAGCTCTGGCACGGACTACAGTAAGTGTGTCACCTGATACTTGTGTAACCCAGACAATTTCTTCGTTCTGAGTATCTACATCTAGTGCTACACCAAATGAATCTACGTTACCTGCCGCTAGTGTTACTCCACCCATAAGAGCAGCGCCTGTACCAGTAGCTACAACAATGCTTGTAGCACTGCTGTTGATGCCAGCATTTAGCGTAGTTGAAACGCTGGTTGTTGAGAATTTTCTAGTCATTGGCCTGCCTTACTTGGTGTAGTGGAGTCGGATTGGGAACTTGTCTGACAACTTCAGCGACTCATCTTGTAAGCGCTGTTGATATAGAGCATAGATATAACGTGAGTTAGATGAACCAGCAGCTCCTGGTACCTTGCTATCAGCAAGATCTGATTCAGCAGAAGTAAGGTTGATACGACCTGGATCAATGAATGAGAGCAGACGATAGGCTGCGCCGTAGATGATTACATCTCGGCAAGATTCCGGTAGACCGGTAACTGCTGCAAAGTCATCAGTACCGCTGGTCATTGTCTGAGGGCTAGCGGCATACCAAACCTGAATAGTTCTACCAGGTTGTACGTTTTCGTAAATGTTAATTGTCTTTTGTGTATTAAAGGTAGCAACGTTAGCCATTAGATCTTGGCGCCAACGCTTAATAGGTAGCCACTCACGGCTAGAACCTGTTGTCTGCCAAGACATATAGAGCACATTCTCTGCGTCATCTGGTAGTGGGTAAGTAGTCTGAGATGCGTTAAAGGTAAAGGTAGTTGAGTAGATTGCCCACAACTTAGGATACAAGGATCCGATAGTGTCGTTGATCGCTTGCTGAATGTTAGTACGTGGGAATGATGGAGTAAGGATTACCTGAGCATTAACTGCGTGAGGTGAAGGAGATGTGCCTTGATAACCTCGACCAAAGCCTGGAGCTGCGTTCATTGTATTGTTCTGCTTATCGAAGTTATCTACCCAGATAAGTTCACTATCAATTTCAATGATGCCCTTGGCTAAGTTACTAGATGAGCCAATTTGGATTGCGGTATCGGTGGTAGTAATAGCGCTAGTCAGATAAGAGATTCTATCTTGGCGCAAGGTATAGCCGGCTAGCGAAGAACGAACTTCGCTAATCATATCGTTAAGTGTTGCCATCTAGTTTCTCCTTATAAAACGCCAGGTTATTTACCAGTCGTTCATCATCTGGGCTTATCTCTACTGCTTGCTTTCCGTACTCATATGCTGTCTTCCAGTCACCCAGTTGCCAGCTACTTATTGCTATAAGGTCGTAAGGCATATGGCCCCACGCCCAATGTTCTGATAAGAAGTTAAGTGACTTAGTTGTCACTGTTAACGCTGCGTTAGATACCAGTAAACACTCATCCCAATTCTGGGTTCGGTAGTAATAGTTTGCTAACGCAAGTATTGCTTCTCGACTACCGTATTCTTCGGTAGACCGGATCAGATATTCTTCTTCCATCTTTGGATCGCACTTGCTCATCAAGCGAAGCGCATAGCCACGTTCCTCTGGGAACTTACTGATATCTAAGTAACCCTTTAGTATACGTAGAGAGTCCTCAAACCTACCTTTGTAAAAGTATTCTCGACCTAGATAGTAAAGGTTTCTACTATTAGGATCTTCAGCTACTGCCATCTCTAGCATTGGCAAGTACTGGCCACGAGACTTCTCGTTATCAGGCAAGTGGTGGATCTGGAAGTTGTAAGACTTCTTTGTTTCCTCTATGCCATAAGGATCTGGTACTTCGTGGATTGGATACTTCCACCTGTAACCCTTACGGGCGTGGACTCTAAAGCCTGTCATCTCCTCAGATGGCTTGCCATCCTCAGTCCAAGCGTAAATAAATCTGTAACCTGGTCTGGTGATTCCGTCAGCGTGAGCCTTCTCTAGTTCTTCACGCCAACCCTCAACCATTACTTCATCCATATCTAACGATATGCAATAGTCAATGTCTAGCGGCAGTGCCGTGAGAGATGCGTTCCTTGCATCATCAAACCTAAATGGTGAAAGCCCAACTTGTATAACATTGATACCCAAAGCGGTAGCTCTGGCAACTGTGTCATCTGTTGAGCCGGTATCGGCAATGAGGTGGTAGTCAGCACCTCGACTTGATTCATACCAGCGTTCAACGTGTTTGCTCTCATTCAGTGCGATTGTGTATATGGCAACTTTCAAAAGTCATCTACCTCTCGTTCTCTTAGATCAGAGTATGAGGGGAATTGTGTTACTAGGTTAGGCTGTGTTATGTAAGCATTATATTTTTCTGCAAATACTCGCAGACCAATATCTATGTACCATTCATAGCCATCAAGATTTTCTATAAAATAATTTACTCTTGCTGGATTTATACAGTAAGCGTGAGAACCGGTAGTCATAACTTGTCTAGCCCAATTATCATTTACTGGTGTTACTTTACCTGTATGCTTTGGGAGCAAAGCTCCTAAGTAAAATATATCTGAGTCATTAGGTAGCGTCTTTATTACTGCCTCAAATTGCTCATTAAAGTTTTCTATAAAATAAGCATCATCTTCTAGTACTAGAATTTTTTGATCTCTATGATTCTTTAATACTTCAACGTGACTCATAGTTCCAGCAGTTATAGGGCTAATACCACGTTCTTTGCCATCTATTGCTGAGAATCTTTCGTACTGGATTCCTAGTTCATCTAACTGAGGACCTAGTATCTCCATACGGTCTGGCCTGCGGTCTAGGTTGATTACTACAACCCGATCAAAGTATTCGTTTATCTTCATAGGCCAAGCCTATACTAAGCCTCTAGGCTTTTAAGGTTGGCTTGCTGTTCGTCATAGGTAGATTTAAGCATTGAGGTAAATTCATTGTTGCCTCGATCAATGATGGCGTGAACTTCTATGCCACCTAAAGTTTCTACTTCTATAAAGGTTACTTTTTCCATTTTATAGCTCCGCACTAAAACCTAGATATGCTGATGTTGAGTTGTTATTTATAAGAAAAACGAGCTGTCCTGTTATGTATGTACCAACAGCGCAACTCGGATTCACTGTAGCATTTGTCGTACTTTTATCTGTTAAAGTTAAAGTAGTTACCGCTTGAGAACTACCTGAAACACTCAACGCCAAAGTGGAAAAATCAACGCTAGTAGGCGCTACTCTCATAGTTACAGGTAAATTGATGTAAGCATTCGCATCAGTAGTTGACGTCATTCGCGCCGTACCTATAGCAGCAAAAACAGTGCCGCCAGCAGTTCTCCAATAATACCGCTGACAAGCAGCAAGTTCACCTTGAATGGTGCCAGTGGCAGTTGTGAATGGGGTGGCTACGTTGCCTGCTTCTACCTGCATCCCCCAAATGTCAAAGGTATTAGCCTGAACACCAAGTGTGGAAGTTTCTGAATTAAAAGCAGAACCAGCCGAGAGGTAAAGTCTTAATTCAAAACTTGATGTATTAGCGGTGGTTCCCAGTGTCTTGCCAGCAATAGAGGCAATAGCAAATGTAAACGAATACCTTACCCAAGATGTTGTGATTGCAGTCTTTTGTGCAGTAGTTGCAAAAGCCGCGCCTGATGGTGTGCCACCAGTACCATAGTTCTGCACAAAGTTTGCTGCAATACTTGGAGTACCACTATTTGCTTTTGCCCAAAAAGATAATGTTATGGTTTGACCAGCAAAAGTTGTAACATCTTCAATTAGTTGTCTGAGCTGGTAATAGTCTGTTGATGCAGATTGCCCAGAAATTGCTACTCGAAGATAATTGCGACCTTCATAACCAGCAACGGGCGCAGTTCCAGGAGTGAAGTCTTGCCTACTTGTAGTGCAAGTACCGCCTGCATTAAACATTATTGTTCTATCGGCTGGATAAAGACCACTTGATGTAGAAGTTGTGAACGCTCGTTGATTTACAAAAAAGTCACCGTTGATAATCTTGTTCTTACCCGCAACAAATGGCGCTACGCCGCCGCCGTTGTTCTCTTGTGTGTCTGCAACATCTCTAGCTCTTGTCATTAGTTGCCCCCAAGCAATAACGCCGCTTCGTCGGCTGTGATTCCGATTTTAGTTAATAGCGCTTGTCGAGCTGTATTAGCTGCCGATACTTCCTTTTCTTTTTTAGTTGACTCGGCTACGTCTTTTTTGTATTGTGCCAATTCATCGGCGTTCATTTCGCGATCGATGATTTCGTCGGTTTCGACGTTATGAATACGAATCATTGGATTAGTCATTATTTCACTCCGTAAACTTGGATTGTGCCAGCTGTTAAAGATGTGCCTGAAATTACTGTAATGTTTGTAATTGCTGATGTTGCGTCGGTAACGCTAACTCTGTTATTGATGATATTGCTTACCGCGTTCATATTTACGTATGAACCATTGACCGTTACGATTTTCTTTTGCGTGGAGTTAGCGTCCCAAAAAGTCAAATTAAACGCATTTAGTCCACCGCTGGCTACTGACATATTGCCGGGTTGGTTTAGATCGATTGCTGAAGTATCGCCGCCAGTAGTCAAAACTGTTCCGTTGGGAACGACACTTTGATTGAAATTAGTGTAAGTGGCTGCTGTTATGCTGTTTATTCTAACGTTCAAGTTAAAGTTTCCCGACGCAACGTTGACTCCATAAATATAAGCCACTAGATTTTTGTAGCCTGTAGCTGTGACCGATACCGATGTGGACGTACCGCTAAGGGTAGTAGTGCTTAGTAATGTCATACCACTGCCTGCTGCCCAAGCCAAGCCAGTTGCTGCAGTTGAGTCTGCTGTCAATACTGTGCCATTGGTTCCAACTGCCAACCTTGCCACTGTGTCAGCAGCAGTGGCAGCAATTAAATCTCCCTTGGCATCAACTATCGCATCAGGGATAAAAGCAGCATTTGCTTGTGCGATTGTGTAAGTATCGGCAACATTGAAAGTACCATAAGCAACAACCGCAAGTGAATCGCCAACTACTGCGCCACTTGCTAGAACAATTGAAGTTCCAGTGCTTGCGGTGTAATCAGTAACTCGAACAAGTAGAACGCCGTTTAGATAAACCTGTTCGGCTCCAACTGTGTAGGCAAGAGTAAGTGAGTTTAAGTCGGCGCCAGTAAATGTAGTTTGTCCAGCGGTGGCAGTGTAAACATAAGTGATAGCGGCAGTTGAACCTGCGGCACCAGTAGCACCTGTCGGTCCAGTAGCACCATTTGTTCCATTAGCGCCAGTTGGACCTGTTGGACCTGTAGCTCCAGCGGCACCAGCGGTACCAGTAGGACCAGTAGGTCCTGGAACTGTTGAGTCAGCACCCGTAGGTCCTGTCGCACCTGTAGCGCCTGCTGAACCTGTTGGACCTGTCGGCCCTGCTACTGTACTATCAGCACCAGTTGGGCCAGTGGCTCCTGTTGCTCCTGTTGGCCCTGTAGGGCCAGGAACGGTAGAATCAGCGCCTGTTGAGCCAGTAGCTCCTGTCGCTCCAGTGGGTCCTACAGCCCCTGTAGGCCCCGTAGGGCCTGCTACAGTGGAGTCGGCACCTGTAGGGCCAGTAGATCCAGTCGGACCTGTAGCTCCCGTATTGCCCGTAGCACCTGTGCTGCCTGTGGGTCCAGTTGCCCCTGTCGTTCCAGTGCTACCTGTTGGACCCGTAGGTCCTGTAGATCCTGTAAGTCCAGTTGAACCAGTCGCACCTGTTGCTCCAGTTGCTCCAGTCGGGCCTGTAACTCCGTTAACGCCATTGACACCTGTAGGTCCAGTCGCGCCTGTGGCGCCTGTACTTCCTGTGGATCCTGTGGCACCTGTTACTCCTGTCGGTCCTGTTGGACCAGCGGGTCCAGGTACGCTTGAAGCGGCACCTGTGGCGCCAGTTGGACCAGTGCCACCTGTGGCACCTGTAGATCCTGTAGGACCTGTAGGTCCTGTTACGCCAACTCCACCTTGTGGTCCTTGGTCTGCTGCGAAAGTAACAGATACTTGTGGGGTAATGGATTCGATAACAATTATTGTCTCGCTCATACTGTCACCCCTGGAGTCACTGTGAATTGGCCTTCTAAATATCTTGTAACTGTTGCGCCTGAGTTAAGTACTAGATCGTATACATAACGATTGGCAACGATGTTTGTAATGCTTGATGGGAAGTTAACGGTCACGCGACCATTAGCAGCATCAAATGTCATATAGCCATTGGCTATAGTTGCTATCAAAGTTGTTGTATCAGATCCAGTAAACGGGCGCACTGTCATTGTGCCGGTGTAGCCTGTCAAGTTCAACGGAGTTGAGTCGTTCTTGATTTGGAACTGAAAGTTAAATGTGGTCGCTTGTTCTAAGACAAGGTTAAATTTCGCACTCAAGATGTGAGTCCTTGGAGAGCTGCGTTAGCAGTAAGACCAGTAGTGCCAGCGATGTAATTACATACACCGTTATAGTCCAGATGCTGCCACGCAGGAGTCGTGATCCCCGCAATGTCATTGAGAATACCTACCGTATCTGTGTGTTGAGTTGTGACTCCACGAGCAGTGGCCCAGTTGAGTGCGGCCTTTGCCTCATCCACATATGTAGAGATAGATGGATAGGTGCCACCATTGGCAAGCCTGTTTAGTTCAGCTACTAGAGTTGATCCTGGTGTTCCTGTTGGCACCTATCTACCTCACTTCTTCTTTTTGCGAGCTACTGCTGCGTTGTCTATTAAGTTTGGATATGGTCTTCCTGCTGCTTTTGCTTTGGCCTTAGCCGCTGCTTTCTGCGCAGGAGTTAACTTGCTTGATTTTTCTTTAGGATTCTTTGTATCCCAAAATGCTGCTTTCTTTTTCATTAACAGTCCCAAGCCCTTCTTGCTTTGTTTAATCTACTGTTAGGATCTTTCGCTGCCTTTGGAAACATCTTGGCTTGACCGGCTGATCTAGCACAATATGATTTCCTACGGGCAGCGGCTTTAGGTGACTTGGCTGCTTCTGCTTTTTTAACAGGTGGCTTTAAGTTACTGCCTGCTGCTTTAGCACTAGCGCGACCCTTAGCGTTAAGTCCACCTTTAGGGTTTTGTCCTTCTTTGCGTTGCCACGCAGGAGTCTTTGGCATTTACTTCTTCTTGCCCATTTTCTTTACCATCTTCTTGCCAGTCTTCTTGGTTTCCATTTTCTTACCAGTCTTCTTGGCTTCCATCTTTGCCATCATCTCGCCCTTAGCGGTGTATGGAAATTCTTTTTTTCCGACCTTTGGCATTATTTCTTTCCTCCGATACCTGTAGAGATTGATTCGTATGTCATATACTTGCGAGCATTTGGGTATTGCTTGTCAGCTGCTGGGTAGTAGTTTGCTTCCTCAACGTTCTTAACAAGGTCAACGCCCTCGTTCATTTCGTCTTCTATATTATTTTTCATAGTTACTCCTTGTTAGTTAGTCTTTGAATCCCATTGTGTTGCCATTGAACGCTTTGCCAGCGGTATTGCTAGCAATTACAGCAGCATCAATATCTCTTTGCTTTGTTGATACTGGTTCAATTCCTTGTCGTATTGCGCTGTAATAGGAACTTAGTTCCTTATCGTGCGCCTTAGCAGTTGGCACGCCATTACTCTTTGCGGCTCCAACATCTAACTGTAGTTCGCCTACCTTGCAGCCGAAGCAACCTTCGACATACTCAAGGTGAACTGTTCTCCTATGTAAACTCATTAGACCACCGGTGTTAGGTAGTCGGAATAGCCTGCTGCTATTAGTATTGCTGCGGCTTGGTCATCAATCGTGTATTCGTGGCCACCTAGATAATAGGCGTCAGCATCTGATAGATCATCTTGACTTGGTGTGCGGTTCTCAGTTACTACGCTTCCATTAACAAGCAAAGTAATACCACGAGCAATATCGGTAAGACTTACTCCAATAACACCATCAGGTGTGCCACCTTGTAAACGCTTACCGGCTAGGCGAGAATAAGGAGAGAAGTTATTATCAGTCCAAGTCTCGTTGTTCCAAGGAGTGTTTAATTGGTATGGCACATTATCCCTTTCTTATAGTGACAGGGACGGGTTTGACCCCGCCCCTGCCGTTGCTCAAATTAGCCGAGGCTTGAAGAAGTCTCAATACGGTAGAGAGCTGCTTCACGGAGGCGAGCAAAGCCACCGAAGTAGTACCAACCAATGGTGCGGAAACGACGCAAAGCGTCAATCTCTGGTCCAATGATGGTCTCAATGTCCTGAGCCTGTGCTTCCGCTAGGGCTTCACGACCTGCAACAACTGCCTTGTAGACATTTACTGCTGGAGAGTTTGTGTTAGCTGCGAAAGGCACACGAGGTGTCTCAACAACGAACGCACCTTCGATGACGCCTACGGCGCCTGCTACGAATGGTGTGCGGTCTACGTACTGGGTTAGAGCCTGGAATCCACCAGTGCCTGATTCAGCACGCAAGTCAGCTGCCTGACGTGGGTGTAGGTATGCAGCGTATAGATCGTTGATGCGTGGAACAGCCTTCGCAGTACGAAGTTCTGTTACAGCCTTACGGATCGCAGCTACAGACATTGTGTCTGCGGCATCAATTGTGTTTGTTGTAGTTGCGTTGCCACCGTAGATTACGTTGGTGCCGCCTGTTAGGACAGCTGCTACTACAGCATCAATTGAGTCTGCTGAGTTGTACGCGATGATGTCAGCAAGAGCTGAATCAACGTCGTTGAATGAAGTTAGGTTTAACTTCTTTGTTGTTGTTACAGCTGAACCGTATTCGTTCAGAGTTACTGTAACTTGGTTTGGGTTGCCAAGAGCAATGCTTGATACATCAGTAGTTTCTGTCAATGTAGATGTAGCTTGTGCTAGATCTGAATAGATAGAGAAAACAACTGACGAACCTGGCATAGCCTGTTGGACTGGTTTGACATCTGCGAGACCGCGCATAACAGGAATGGAACGTAGTGCCATTCTTACATACTGATCGTATGCTGCTTTTACGAGAGCGCTAATGTCCGATGTACCGGTTAGGGCACCACCTGGAATTGCCATTAGGTATAACCTTTCGTTTGTTGGGTTGGGTTAAATCCCAGACTGACGAATAATTTCGTCCAGTTCTTCCTTGCTGTTTGCGTTCATTAAACGAGACATAACATCTGCACCTCGGTCTGGGGTCATACCCTGTTCCGCTGTATTAGTCATTCTCTTGTACGCTGCTGCGTTGGCTGGATCTACATTCGTAGTTTGGGCTTGGCCTAAATCAATGCCGAAAACATCGGCATAATCTTCAAGCCACTTAGACACCGAATCTTCAGTTGGTTCAATGTCCTGTGGGATAAACGAAGCTATCTTCGCATTTACCCCGCGACGTTCGAGGGTATCCTTGATAGTTCTTTCACGTTGCGCTTTGCTTAGGCCATCGAACTGTGAACGAAGTTCAGCGAGTTCCTTATCCTTTTGCTTAGACGCCTTACGTAGTTGCTTTACAAGGTCATTACTTGATGAATCCATATCGAAGTCATCGTCATCCTCGTAGTCGTAATTGGACATAGTCCTTCTCCCTATCATTTGTTTGATTGACGTAGGCCTCATAGTCCGTTGGGGGACGGGTATGGCTCCTACTACTGGTCTTCTTATCGCTCCACTAGGCCAGTCGTTCTAGTGGCAGGCTTTGTTGTTTAGAAGTTGCCGGCGCGTTCTCTACCGAGTGCGCCTTGGGCTGCTCCTGATTGTCCAGAGAATGATGCTCGTTCCAAGCCAGCAAGTTTTCTGCGTTGCTTAGATGCTTCTACTGAACCAGATAGACCAAAGATTTCTTGTTCTGCTGTGGTCTGTGTGTAAGGATCTTCACCGTACATTGCTGCTAGTTGTCCACCGCGAGGTGCTACTTCAGCTACTGTCTGGAAACCTTGTTGTGCTTGAGCCTTAGTAATACCAGCTTGAGAAAGTTCTTCAGCACGAGTTAGGTCAGTCTTGAGTCCAGCTTGCATTGCTGCTCCACCGATCTCTGCTGCTGTCACCTTGCGCTTGATTTCAGTTAGCGCATTAGTTGGATCTAGTGTGTAGGCAAGAATGTCACCGTTAGTGATACCAGGATAGAAACTCTTTAGCGCTGCTAATACCTCTGGGTTAGAGTTTAGTACGCGCTCTTGGCCTGCCATAACGCGGTCTTCTAGTTCAGTTGCTGATACGTCATTAGCAATAAACTTCTGGAAACCAATCTGGGTACCGAATCCATCTTTACTTCTAGCATAGTAAGACTCTGGTAGTCCATAGTTACGCATAATGTTCTGGTACTGGTCTTCGAGTCCAATGTATTCAGCCTCAGATATTGCGGCTAAGCCATTCTTAACGCGTTCCGCGTTAGCAGCAAAGCGTGTTTGGTAGGTCTTTGTCCCGCGTAGCTTGAGTGTAAGTTCTGACTTAGATAGACCATCTTTAATAAATTCTTCAACATCTTTTACTAGAGAAGCAAGTCCATAGCGATCAAATTCTTCATACAATAGTTCGTAAGCAGACTGTCCTCTTTGACGCTTCTCATCTAATTTTAGTTGACCAAGGTAAGCATTGTAAAGATCTATATTAGTAAATATCTTTCCATCTGGTGCTTCGTAAGTAGTAGCGGCTACGCCAACCTCATCATCACCGCTATCTGCGGCTTCAAACTCAACAGTTCCATCACTGTAAGTAATCTCGTATCCAGTTAATTTACCACTAATAGGATTATACTTTGGCTTTCTGGATGTAACAGATCTGTAACGAGCAGGGGCGTTTTCTGAACCTTCGCCAGGTACTTCTTCAAGTGTAACTGTTTCACCAAAAACTTCCGAACCTACTGGTATAGCAGTTGCGGTACCAGTAGCAGTTGCGGTACCAGTGCTAGGTACTACTGGGGTTGCTGCTACTGGGATTGCCTGTGTTGCGATAGCACCTGGTGCGGTTAGACCACTGCCTGGGCCATAACGTCCTTGAAGATAAGTGTCCCCGCTGGCTGCATCTGCGTACTGGTTAACAATAGCATCTGCTTCTTCAGCTCTTGCCTTCGCAGTATTTTTTGCGTCATTACCACCAGCAGGTGCTGCAGTAGGGGTTACTGGTGTTGCTTTAGAAGTAGTAATTACCTGACCAGGATTGATAAGACTTGGGTTCTTAATTTGTGGGTTAAGTTTGAGTAACGCAGATAGGCTTATGTCAGCCTTTTTAGCAATAGCGGTAAGGGTGTCACCTTTTTTAACTTTATAAGTTGCCATTGTTACCCCTGGAATCCAAAGTCGCGCAACACATCTAGTGCTGCAGTTGAAACATCTTCTCTTGCTTGTTCTGTATATTGCCAGCGATTATCGCGGCGTAACAATTTCTTAAAGTCATAGACATTCATATCGCCCTTGTCAGTGATGGCAGCGCGTAGCGTTGGATCGTTTAGATCAATTTGATTTGGGTCATCAATCTCAAGAATGTTAGCCATTGTCTGACGGTAAGGAGCATAGACTTGGTTTAAGTTATAGCCCTGAGCCAATAGGTCACGGACATATTGAGGTTGTCCTTGAGCAGCAAGTTTGCGGGAGTCAGCAATGATTCTATTAATGTCAATAGTTCCGGCTGCTATTCCTTGTAGAACTTGTTGTTCACTTGCTCCACCAGGAATAATGTCACTTATCTGGAATCCATTATCGCGTGCTGCTTGTACAAGTAACTTGTAATCATTAAGCGCTTGACCTGAGTAACCTTCGGTTGTTTTGCCACCAATTGTTCCAGCTATTGGTCGAATTGAAGCGGCTAAGAAACTATCAATAAATGATGTATCTTCACTACGGTTAGTAATGTAAAGATTCTCAGCAGCCTTACGTAATGCTGCAGGATCTGAAGCAGCGGCTGAACCTATTTCTGTAGCACGCTTCTTTAGATTTGCTTCGATCTTGGCAATCTGTAGTTCGTAGTCAGTTGAGCCTTTGGCGCGACCTGACTTTACAAGATCCTGATAGTTGTAGTACTGGACATAGCGTGCCTTGATTTCAGCAGAGTTCTGCTTGAACCAAAGGTCATCACGGATAGCCTTGCGTAACTTGTCTGGAGTCCACTTCTCAGCTACATACTTTTTAAGAAGTGCATTAAGACTTGGGATATTCTTAAATAAAGTTTCAGGTAAAGCAAAGTCAGCTCCTGCTGCTGTGTTAAGGGCTTCATCTTCTAATTCAGCAGCAGTCTTAGCCTTAACTCCAGTACCTGCTCCTGCTCCAGAACCTGCACCAGCACCTGCACCAGCACCAGCTCCTGCACCAGCTCCTGCTGGTGTTTGTCCAGCAGCGACAACTACTTCGATACCATTTTTATATTTTTTATTTTTATATGTACCACTAAATGGCTTACCACTCTTTAAGAACGGACTAGCCTTAGTTCCTTTACCAGTATAATCGTTACCGACTGGTGGTACTTGAGTATCTGTTGATGAAGGCAGTTTTACTTTGATTTCAGGAAATGCTGCTTCAACCTTTGGCGCAATAGCCTTAAATTTACTTGTTAAGGTCTTTAATTTTGCTTGTAGAGAAGTTGTATTTTCTCCACGAGCCTTCGCTTTACTTATCTGCGCTTGGATATCTTTGATATCATTTGAAATACTAATGTAATCTTTTGCTGGCTTTTCTAACTTTTTTAGAGCATTATACTCTGCCATAAATTTTAGACGTTTTGCATCAACAGCATTGATTAGACCGTTAAGTCTTTTAGCCTCAGCATCTGGTACTCCAGCGCCGCCGGCGCGAAGTTTTGCCTGAAGTTCGCGTAATTCTTTTACACTATCACTGTATTGGTTACTAAGTTTCGTTAACTTAGAGGTGACTGCGTTAGCCATTTAGCGTAGACCTCCAAGTTCCTGCATTAGAATTGTGTAAGCATCAGATGCTTGATTAGTCTTAGCCTCTGCTGTACCGGCAATCTTTTCTGTGATGAACTGTTCTTCATCCACGCCACCAGTAGTTCTGCTAAATCCTTTACCAGATACGTTAACTGCAGGTTGTCTCTTTTGTTCTGCGTTGATTAATTTCTGGTACTTTGCCTTTTCAGCCTTAGTTAAAGAACGACCTAATAGATCTTTAGCAACAGTTTCAAGAATCTTTGCTGTTTGAGTTGGGCTAGTTACATATGTCTGCTTAGTAGTCGTTGGGCCGCCAGTGCCACCAGTGCCACCTGCTCCACCTGATGCTATTGTAGATCTAAGCACGTCAATACGTTTGGCAGGTGCTGCGCCAACCATCTTGTTAATGGCTTCTTGTGACTTATATGCGGTCTCTAGTTTAACTAAAGCGTTATAGTACTTAACATTGAAATCAGAAGACAAAGATCCTGTCCAGAAGCCAGCATTTTTTAATTGTTGAGCTAGAGCTAGGCGTGCTTCTTTAGAACTATCTGCTATGTTTTTAGCAAAGACTTGAAGTGTTATTTCATCAGCCATTTGTATCTCCAATTAACGATGCAAACATTGTGTTGTAAGCACTCATAGTATTTTCATTTGCCTTAGCAAGTTCACGTAATCTAACAATTGCTTCATCTTTCATAAACGATACAAGGTTACTTGTACCTGAAAGTGTGCTTAGCGCTTCCTTCTGCATCTTGTAGTCATCGTAGGTATCCAACATATCTTTAAGGGATTTCTGGATAGGACCACGAACGGTTACAGTTTTATCATTTAGCATATTGCGTAAGTCATCAAGAGCGCGTATGCGCTCGATTGCCTTCTTGCCACCTTCTGCTAGTTCTTCTTGAACTAATGGACGGCCAGCTTTGAATACCTTAGCCCACTCTGTAAAGTCTTGACGAGCAAGACTACGTTCAAAGTCTGTAACCATAGTTTCAAGAGAAGACTCATATTCATTCTTCTTTGCGTAATACTTCTGTAGATCAGAGGCTGTTTGTACTTCACGCAGGTAATCACCTACACGCTTGTTGTACTTTAGACCCATATCCTTCATAGTCTTATAGGCATCCCAAGAGAAACCTGACTTATTAGGAATAAGGAACGCTGCTCCCTGTGGATACTTTGAGAATAAGCCTTGATTCTTGTCTACAAATTCGCCTGATTCTTCTGCGTATTTGATAATAGCAACTGTTTTCTTTTCAGATTCAGGGATCGTAAATGGTATTTCGTTAGGGAATAATTCTACCCATTTGGTCATTGCTGCGTCGTAATCGCCTGGGTATTGGTCCAATAAACTGTTCCAAGCCTGCTTAAAGTTAGCTTTACCATTGTCGCTAATCCATTGAGCCATATCAGCTTTTAACTGTACAGATGGTGAAGCTGGAGCAAAGAATCCAAATACGAAACGTGTACCAAGAATACCAAGAACTGTGTTCTTAATACGCTGACGGTAAAGTTCTTGTTCCTCGATTGAAGGAGGTATTAGATTACCGGTCTCATCAAACTTCTCTGGTAGTCCGTGACCACCAGCTTCTAGGTAAGTAACCGCTTTACGCCAAGCAGATGCGTACTGTGAGTCACGCTCATCTGTATCCATTACTTCGTATAAACGGTTAATGTGAGCAGGCAAGAAAGCAGAAACGAAAGAACGATCTACAGCATACTTACCAAGAGTTAACTCAGTAATATGGTCAGCAGCGCCAGGAGCGCCAGCTACATCTACGATATTAGAAAGCATCTTCATAGAGACACCGGCTAATGGACCTGAGAATGTAGGGATCAAGGAATCTTGATTTAAGGATGGGGTAAGCATCTTTACCTGAGCACCAAATTGTACTGGGAAAGGTGTCTTAAACTCTGCTGGAATACCCATTGTTGTCATTGCGCTTCTTACCGCAGCATAGATTGGCTCTATGCCTGGGTAGACAAAGTACTTTTCACCTTGATCGTCTTCTTGAATCCAACCATTATGGCTAATACCATCATATGTAAGCGATGCCTTACGGATAGCCATTGGGTTGTACTTAACAACACGGTACATACGACGATAGAAGTCTTCAGTAGCACGATAGAAACGTGAGAAGTTACGAACGTTAAAGGCTAACTGGGTACGAACAAGTGGGTTATCCACATACTCGATTACCTGAGATACAGCACGTTCTTCTACTAAGTTAGCAAACTGACGCTTTGCGGCAATAGTTGCCTTAGCAATCTTCTTTGGATCGGCTTGATCTACTTTACTAACTACTGAGTTAATGTAGGCAGATTCGAAGCCAGACTTCTTCATCTGCTTGCGAAGGCTAATAATCTCATTAAACACAATAGGCTGACGAGATAGACGGGCGTTAGCCAAGCCTAGCCAAGTCCAACCCTTTGTCATCAAAGATGAGGTGATGTTGCCTGAATCAGAAATAGGCACAAGTGCTGGTCCAAGTACGTATGATGGAATGTCAGCATCATCTAAATTAGATACATCATCTAGTGACAACTTACCAGAGATGATAGCTTCACCCTGATCGTTAGTTGTGCGTATCTTGCCTAGTAATTCTAGGTTTAATTCTTTAGCAGAATCAGCTGTTGCTCCACGCTTTTCAAAGATCTCAGCAGCACGCTTGTAAACAATCTCTGCGTGTTGTCTTTCATCAATGTTACGTGCGGCAAGTTGTGCTTCTGTACGGAAAGATGGGTTTGCTTTCATCCAGTCCAAAATCTTACCAATAGCAAGTTCTTTGCCATCTTTTGTATTGCTCAAGTTTGCTACAGCGATAGCGCCTAATTCATCATTTGCGTAGTAGTTAATACGCATAAGCCAAGTAAGTAACGCTGCTTCATCTTGGTTGCCCAGCGCACGAGCGCGATATTCACGATCTGCTCTTGCTGGCCCATACTTAGCCGCTTTAGGCTCATTGATTACTAGGGCTTCGCTACGAACTCCGTGTGAACGGGTAAAGATAGTAGCTCTAGTGATGTAATCTCCACCAGTAGCAAAGTTACTTGCTCCTTCGGAGACAATAGACATAGAATTTTCTAGGTTTCCGTAGATAAGATGCTCTGCGAGTATTCCTGCTTCTTCTTCAAACATAGGTTTCATACCTAGTGCCTTGCGGTACCGGTTAATTCTTCCAGAAGTTAGGGCAGTAGCCATAATTCTGCGTGTCTGCTCGGTGGCAGATACAGTTGTTATGGCTTTTAACTCATCAATCTTTGCTTCAAGGGATACCTTGGCAGCAGGATCTGTAGTAATCTTAATTTGTTCACGAATTGCTTTGATTTCTTCACGTGCGTTAACAATAGCATCGTCAATTCCAGCAATTTGAGTTTCAAATTTAGCAGCTTCGTTCTTATTTAGGATGCGAAGCATACCGCCTAGTGGATTCTCAGACCAATTCTTAGATGCTCTTGCGCCTTCTATCGCAGTGTTTACACGAGTTGAAAGGTAACGGTTCTTAGCAAGACCCCAAGGGCTGCCACCGATAGCTAGGTGAACCATTAGATCTTCAGATGCGTTACGAATAGCGTAACGAGGACCAGCGAGCGTCAAGAATGACCAGTATCCAGTCATCTTATCTACCCACTCTTTATTTGACTGACCCCATAGTCGGCTTATTAGACCAGAACGTGCGGCAGCACGATCAATGTCTACAAGACTAGGAGTGGTCATAAAAGGATTAAAGTCAGATGGGATAGAACCGATGTCCTGAAAGTCATCTGCGAAGTTTGCTACAGAGAACTTAGAGTCACCTTTAGTAATAGTTTGGTTAACAATCTTTTGACCGGCTTCGGTAAGGTTTAGACCGCGTGCTTCTGCGATAGTCCCCCAAATACCCTTAACCATTTCTTTGCGCTCGCCCATATTTTCAATGGCCTCAAAGGTTTCAGCAATCATCTTTGAATCTTGCTTAGGCAAGACTAAACGCGCTAAACGGTAAACCTGAGTAGAAGCATCCTTTGCCATAACGTTAAAAACGTCATCTTTGAACATAGGAGCAATGGCAAATTTAGCCTTAAATCTATCTAAGCGAGCACCAATAGCCAAGGAAGGTAAACGTGCGAAACCTTTTTGGTTTGTAAGGTCTTTAACCTTAGCACCGATAATGGTTCCGTCTTCAGATATTGCCTTACGGATTCCATCTGTATCAGATAGAGGACCATATAGATCATCTATAATACGTGGCGCAAAGCGATCAATGCTAATAAACTTATTAGACGTAGTAATAATTTTTACTCGTGCTTTGCGTGTAGCATCTAAGCGCGGAAGGATTACTCGCTTGCGACCAACTGCTCCTTTAAGCATATTAACTGATTCTTCTGTGTTAAGCAGGAAGGCTTTTGCTGTAAAGGCATCTACCACATCTGACTTCTGAAGAACTTTAATTACCTCTGGGCCAAACTCAGGAGCTAATAGTTTAAGTTCATCTCTAGCAGCAACTAGATCTTTACCTTTGCCACCAGACTTTTGTAAAGTGGTGTATCTATTAAGCGCTGTTCCGTACTGATCCCAGAAAGCAACAGTAGTTGGCTTGGCAAAATAGTCATTTACCTTCTCGCCTTTAGCCATAACATCTAAAGAGTACTTACTGACTGTGTACAAAGATTTGATCTTTGATGCCACAACAAGTGGATCAGCAAACAAACGGAAAGCAGTATCAGTAGTTCCTGATACTAGGCCGTATAGGAAACCATTCTTTTCAAGTTCTTCAGGAAGAATAGCATTTGCTAACTGACGTCCTGGAGAGAACTTAGCGCGGTCTACTTCAGATAGAACGTCATTAAAGAGTCCACGTTCTTGCTCGATGTTACTAACGCCTGGTATGACTGTGTTATTAGGATCAGCCAACATAATATACTTCTGCTGTTCAGGAGTTGCGGTAGCAAGTAGTTTTCCTACATCTTCGCCTGACTTAATACGCATAGCAATATCTACAGCATCTTGGCCATACTTTGATTTTGCCTTGTCAATACGGCCTTCGTTGTATACCTTGTCACCTTTGTCGTTAGCTTGATCCCAAGCAAAGCCGATTTCGCCTTGTGACATTGGGATAGCAACAGCACGATAAGTACGTGTAGCAAGATCTGATAGTTCTATAGCGCCTTTGAAAGCAAGAGTAATTGGGTTGTACTTGAAGGCAGTACTTAACCATCCTTGAGATGGCTTAGTTAATGGGTCTTCTGTACCAAACTTCTTTATTAAATCTTGTTGCTGGCTTGCTGGCAACTTGGAATACTTTGTTTTAGCAGCATCAGCTGGCAAGTTAGATAATTCTTTATGGACAAAGAGAGCCTTGACTAGATCGTCAACTTGCTTCTTTGATTCACCTTGTAGGTTTGCGGCTAGCGCTGCTGCTTTAACATTATCAGCCATCAGTTACCTTGCGCTAGCGCTTCTTGATACAACACTGCTATCTCACCAGTAGTATCAAAAGGCAATAGTTGTACTAGAGAATCTGAAAGTTTAACGGTGTTCTTCTTCATCATCAAAGCTGATGATCCAGCGCCTGGACCCATATCAATACCAGCAGTGATCGGTTCAGTAGAACGTGATGTTGGAGCATACAATTCTGTTAGTGGAGCAGCCATAGCAGCGTCGCGTACTTCAGCGGCTGGCATTGGGCGTTGATCTGGAGTTGAAGCAAGGGGTGCACCTGATTTAATTTCTGCGGTGTCTACGCCTTCGCCGTATGAAGTAGAACCCATACGTAAACTATCTGTTCGGACTGCATAAGGTCCAGGACCTGAAACGCCGGCCAATGGATTCATTGGTGTATCAGCCATCTGTTTCTTCTCCTAACTTTTCTAAATCTGCGGTCATATCTTCCCAAGCACGAATAGTCTTCGTCTTTTGGTTAGAATGATAAATGGATAGTTCCATTAGTTCACTGGTCATTGCCTCAAATGTTTGGGCTAGGTTGTGAACGAAACCTGTAAGTATTACTAAGAAATCAGAAGGGCGTACTGGGCGAGGAATGTCATTGTTATCGTTGCTCACCCAGTACACCTTTCCACTAAACTAATTAAGCCTTCTTGCCTTTGCGAGCTGGTCCGGCATAACCGAAGTCAACCTTACCGCCTTTGACTGATCCTGCCTTAGTGTCAACCTTTACTGGTTGTACTGGAGCTGGAGCGTGTGTTCCTTTATTCATCTTTGCACCTCCTTCGGTTATGCTGCGCCGGTGATTCCGGCTAGTAGTGACGCTATATCGGGTTTTTGACCAGCAGCAGGGGCCATACCACCTTGTGGATTTGGAGGTTGCTGCGAGGCAGGGGCGGAGGCCGCACCTGCTGCTGGAAGCATTTGTTCAGCGCCAGGCATACCTGGCATCTGTGGTGGCATCTCTGGTGCCGGTGGTGGAGCAAAAGCCTTCTCCACTACTGATTCTAGCGAGAGGCCCTTTTGCCGACCTTGGATAACAGCTGCGATGCGGCTGACAATCTCTGAAGGGTCTTGGCCTTGCGCTGCCAAGGCAGGAATAGCCTGAGCATACTGCGCAACAGATACACGCAGAGCATCACGCATTTCTTCAATGTCAACGCGTTGTTCTTCTTGAGATACATTTAGATCCATTGGGATCTCGCGGCGTACGTAATCACGAGATACAAGTTTGT